TCCTTGCGCGCGAGGACCGAGCGCGCCAGCGCGACGAAGGGGCCGGCGTCCTTGGCGCTGATCGCCAGATCGCCGTAGCTCGTTTGGATGGTGAATCCGCGCTCCATCGCGGGCACCTGCTTGGCGAGCGCGTAGCGCAGCGCGTCGCCGTCGTGATGGTCAGCCACGGTTCACCTCCTTCGCCAGATCCTCGGCGCGTTGGGCGGCGAGGTTGGCGTGTTCATGGCCGATCATGGTCAACGCGATGAGATCGACCTGTTCCTCCTCGCCATCGGCGATGGTGCGATGGATCACATCGAACAGCGCGGCCACTTCGAAGAAGGCCGAGATCATTCGATAGATGCCCTTGGCGACGCGGTCCGGATCGATCGCGCGTGCCACGTCGACATCGGCGACTTTCGGACGAGGTGCCTCACCGGTGGCGAGCCAGCGCGCGTCGACGCCGAGCGCGTCGGCCAGCGAGAAGACTTCGGAGAGATCGCCCTTGTTGCGCCCCGATTCGTAGTTGGCGATCTTCGTTTGGCTCAGGCGTGAGGCGTCCGCCAGCGCTCTTTGAGTCATCGCGGCGCGGTTGCGGCACTCAGCCAACCGTTCGCTGAAGGGCGTAGGGACGTGTGCGGCGGCGCGCCGCGCGGCGGTGGTGTGCTCAGCCATTGCGCACCTCGGGCTTGTACAGGCTGTCGTATTTGTCTTCGACACTATCTGCGAAGGATTCGATTTCGCCGGCCGCATAGTTGGAGAGGCAGGAGATCGCATCCAGCAGCCCGCCTTCGATGTTGTTGCCGACGATCGGTTTGCCCGACTCCCTCCCGACGCTATGGGCCGCCAGCACGTCCGCGACTGCATTGATACCCAAGAGTGCCCGGAACGTCGCATTCAGGAGATGTGTGGCCCCGAGGCGATCGATGAAGGCCGCATGAGCGGGAGCGAGGCGTTCATACGGTCGCGTAACCAGTGGTTTGACTTCCAGCGCTTGCTGTGTAGAATCCGTTTTGCACATAGTCTGTGTCCTCAGTTGTATCGATGCGCGTGCGGCTGGTACCCGCCGCGCATCGCCTTCCAAATCCCGCAAATCGCGGGCGAAAAAATCCCCTAAATACTTCGCACTACGAAGTATTCGCGCGATGAGATAGCCGCGCTATGCGGCCAAAGTCAGAAAGTGAGTTTCCCCGGTTCGATGCCGTCGGCGAGCAGGTTTGCGGCGACGCGATCAATCAAGGCGTTGATGATGCGGTTATCGCGCGATGCCTTCGAGAAGCGGAAGCCGGCGGCGCGCATGATGGGCGCAGCGATCCGCGCCGAAGCGCGGCACAGCTTGTAGTGGATTTGCCAGATTTTCATTCCTGCCTCGTTGTCTTGTGTGACGGTGAGACAAGAATACGGGTGTATTTTTTGAGAGTCAATACTTTTGTATTTTTTTGCGGACTCTGCCTTGGGTAGATCGCACGTCCTGCAAGGTCTAGCCGGACCGATAGACAACGCGTCCCACGATCCGAACGAACTCCAACTTTTCCGCTCCGATGACCTTGTCCGGATATTTCGCGTTGTACGAGTGAAGGCGTAGAGCTCCCCCCGCTTCCTTAAAAATCTGCTTTACGAGCGGCTCGTCTTCGAAATAGATGGCATAGCGCTCGCCATCCCTCACGCGTGTATCTGAGGTGTCGACCATGATCTCGTTGCGGTCGTCTGCCCAAGGTTCCATGCTGTCGCCGCGTACCACTAAGAGTTTGCAGTCTTGCGGGCGAATCCCACGCTCTCGAAAAAATTCCCTCGGGAACGGGAGCGCTCTTTTCTCGCGCACCTCCCATTGAATCAAGCCAGTCCCTGCTGAAAAGTGGTAGTCGTATCGCGAGATCCAGATCCTTTCGTCGTCGGGCGCCAGGTCATCCTGATCGTCCCATACCTCGACGGCGCCCGCGTCGTTGCCCTTCCCGGCAGGCTGGAGGCCGAGAAGACGAGGATGAAGTTCGAGCGCCCGAGCGATATCAATGAGTCGGGTGGATGTTGCATTGCGCCCACTCTCGATGTGGCCGATCGTCCCCTGACTCACGCCAGCCCGCTTGGCAAGCTCGCCTTGGGTCAGCCCCTTGGCCTTTCGAGCTTCCCTGATGATTTGTCCGATATTACTCATGTAGTGAATTTTCGCAGGTCGCCCGACTACGTGGGTAGAATTTGGTTTGCTGATACAATACAACCGTATTATTATGGTGCGATCATTACACGCGGACGACAAAGATGGAAGCCCAGCAACTCGTATCACTCCTGCGCGAGCGCGGCCTGTCGCAGAAGGAGATCGCAAAGCGCTCCGGACTTTCGCAAGGCGCTATCAGCCATATCGAAACGGGACGTCGTAAAAACGTCATGGCGAGTACGTTGCGCCAGCTCGAATCACTTGCGGCAGAGACTGGCGAGCGTTCGGGCTCCGTTAGCCAATGATGTACCGCCTACGCCTTTGCGATATTCCCTCTCGAACCGACGAAGCGCGGGAGGCCCGCATCGCCGAGCTCGGTCGGCTAGTGTGCTCGCCCTGCATGACGCGGGCCGGCCGCGCGCACGCGGCGTATCGTCAGCGCCTCGAGATCCGGGCGCGCAGCCCTGAGCAGATCGCACGCATGGAAAGCGCCCTGGCGGCGCGTATTCGCTTTGGAGACGTTTCACGGCCATGACATTTCAAACTTGGCTTGATGTGGGTTTCTTCGCTGTCGAAGTCGTGAATGCCGGGACGCTCGAAGATCCTGACATGCACCTTGCGATTTGGCGTCATCCCGAGCAGAACGGCGACGTGTCCGCGTGCTTTCCTCTTTCTCCGGACGAGGCGCGTGCGCTTGGCGTGGCACTTCTGATCGGTGCCGCACAAGCGTCCAAGGGGGGATCGTGATGCGGCCTTGGACGTGGCGTCAGGCCATCATCAAATCCGACCTGCCGTCGACCACGCGGCATGTTCTGCTCACCCTCGCCTGTCACATCAACGATGCCGGTGAACAGGCGTTTCCGTCGATCCGGTTGCTGGCATTCGAAACCGGGCTCTCTCGCCAGGCCGTCATGACGCATCTTCAGCGAGCCGCTGCGGCTGGCTGGGTTCGCACCAGTAAGCACGGATACGGCGGCCAGCAGTGGGCTCGTAACCAATACGATCCGTGCATTCCGGATGGCTTCGTTCCGCTATCGCTGCAGGCAGACGATTCGCCAAGAATGGGACAGCGGCAAAGTCAACCTGACGCAGAAAAGGCGGTCAACCAAGTTGACCGAGATTTCATTCCGAATGTCAACGACGTTGACTCACTCTCGGAAAAGGCGGTCAACGTCGTTGACTATAAAACAGCGAACGCGGTCAACGAGGTTACAGAAGGCGGTCAACCTGACGCAGAAAAGGCGGTCAACCAAGTTGACACTAATAGACCACAGGAACTATCCATAGAAAAGACCACTCTTTCAGCGCACGCCACCACGAGCGAATCGAAGAAAACGCGTGCTCCGAGAAAAGCTGTCGCCGATGGCGATGTCAACTTTGAAGAAGCTTGGTCGATCTACCCGAAGCGGGACGGCGGCAATCCTAAGGCCGCGGCGCTCAAGGCATGGCGCGCGCGTATCGCGGAGGGCGAGGAACCGGAGCGGTTGATTGCGGCGGTGCGGGCCTATGCAGCCTCTCAGCGGCGGATCGGCAATATCGGCACACGTTGGATCAAGCAGACGAGTGCGTTTTTCGGCCCGGACCGCTACTACGCGGATTTCGCGGACCGGCTCGATGACGGGATTGGTCGCGATGCTGATACGGCATCGAACCGCGATATTTTTGATGCTGACGGCGCGCCGAAGGTGGTCCTGTGAAGACCTTCCGCGACTTCAACATCGACCTTGGCAACAAGACCGGCGCCGAGGTCAAGGTGCCGTGCCCGCAGTGCTCGCCGCACCGCAAGAAGCGTAACTATCCCTGCCTGAACGTGAACACGGACAAGGGCGTCTGGAACTGCTGGCACTGCGGCTGGAGCGGCACGCTCAAGGGCGGCGAGTGGCAGCGGCCCGAGGTGCGCAAGGTGTACACGCGCCCGACGTTCGCGCCCGAGGCCCATGCGCCCGCGCCCGACAAGCGGGCCTTGATGCTCGAGTGGTTCCATGGCCGCGGCATCAGCGAGTCCGTGGTGGAGCGCAATCGGATCGCGCTTGGTCGCGAATACTTCCCGCAGGTGGAGCAGGAACGCCCCTGCATCATGTTCCCGTACTTGCGCGGGGCCGACGTCGTGAACGTCAAGTACCGGACCAGCGACAAGCTGTTCCGCATGGCGGCCGGCGCCGAGCGCGTGCTGTACGGTCTGAACGACATCGATCCGAAGGTGGTCGTGTGGGTTGAGGGCGAGATGGACAAGCTGTCGGTCGAGATGACGGGCCTGTTGAGCTGCGTGTCGGTGCCGGACGGCGCGCCGGCGCCGGACTCGAAATCCTACGAGACGAAATTCGATTTCCTGGCTGACCCCGCGATCGAGTCCGTGACGCTGCACATCATCGCGGTCGACAACGACGCGCCAGGTGTCCGGCTGCAGGAGGAGCTTGTTCGTCGGCTCGGCCGCGAGAAATGCCAAGTGGTCGTGTGGCCGGATGGCTGCAAGGACGCAAACGACGTCTTGGTGAAGCACGGCGCCGAGGTGCTTGCGGAGTGCCTTGGCAACGCCCGGCCGCTTCCGATCGAAGGCACCTATCACGTCGAGGACTTGATTGAGCAGATTCACAACGACTACGAGCACGGACCGGCGCGCGGTGTGTCGACCTGCTGGCCGGAGATGGACGGCACCTATCGCGTGATGAGCGGCGAGTGGACGCTTGTAACCGGCATCCCCGGCCATGGCAAGTCGGAATGGATCGATGCGCTGGCGCTGAATCTCGCGCGGGCCTACGGCTGGCCGATCGCGTTTTTCTCCCCCGAGAATCAGCCGATCGAATACCACGTCGAGAAGCTGGCCGAAAAGTTCGTTGGCAAGCCCTTCGTTGAGGGTTTCACCGAGCGCATGAGCTACGACGAGATGGCCGGTGCGTTGAAGTTCATCAACGAGCATTTCAGCTTCATGCTGCCGGAGACGCCTACGGTCGATTGCCTGCTCGATACCGCGCAGCAGCTGGTGCTTCAGCGCGGCATCCGCGGCCTGGTGATCGATCCATGGAACGAAGTCGACACGACACGCGAGAACGGGTTCAGCGAGACCGATTTTATTTCGCGCGCGCTCACGAAGATCCGGACCTTCGCGCGGCGCAACGGCGTTCACGTGTGGGTCGTCGCGCACCCGACGAAGCTGCAGAAGGACAAGGACACGAAAACCTACCCGGTGCCGACGCCTTACGACGTCAGCGGCTCGGCGCATTGGCGCAACAAGGCGGACAACTGCATCACGGTCTATCGCGACGTCGCGAACGATGACAACCCCGTGCAGGTTCACGTGCAGAAGGTGCGGCGGAAGTCGAACGGCCGGGTCGGCTGCGTCGAATTCGTCTACGACAAGGTGTGCGGCCGGTACGCGCCGCACGTTCGGCGCCCACTGCCGAACACGTATGAGATCCACAGGGGCAATAAGCGATGAATAGCCGGATCGCGGTCGATTGCGTTTCGTGTTCGCGGTGTTTCAACTTTTGAGGGTATTGATGATGTCGGCACATAGCGGGGCGCGGGCGGCGCTCGACGTGTTGCGAAATTCCGGAGCGAGCGCGCCCAACGGAGAACCTGACGGGAAGGAGATCGGCGACCGGACGATGCATTTTTTGCGGGCGGAGGCAGCTGCGCTCGGGATCTCGGTTGAGCAACTTGTTCATCGGATGTTTCTCATTTTTTCTGTGGAGGATGTCGAATTGATGCAGGCATCCGACACGGACGACGTCTTGAATATCGACGGCGCCTCACCTGGTGACGTGCGGCGACAGGCGGAGTCGCTCGCCGGCTTCGATGCGCTGCCCGATCATCGAGCGCGTGCGCATCGAGACGGTCGCCGCGCTTCTGGCCTGCAGCACGGCAACGGTGCGTCGGCGTGTGAGCGCTGGCACCATTGCCGCCCCGCTCAGCGAGGGCGGCGCGCTCGTCTGGCGTGCCGGCGATCTGCGTCGCTTCCTTGCGTGAGGTGCCGGTGAACTGTCAACCGAACGATCTGGCGGTCGTAGTGCGGATGGCTGACGCCGACGAAGCCTATCGCGCCTACACGCGCCGCCTCGTCGGCCGTGTGGTGCGCGTGAGGAAGGTGAGCATCGACGCGAGCGGCCGGCCGGTCTGGTCACTGCGATCGCCGTTCTGGATGCGCCACAAGGGCGACCGCTTCATGGTCACTGGCATCCACGATTTTCTTCTGCAACCAATCCGGAGCCGCGCCGATGAGCACCCTGCCTGAGAACGAACTGCCGATGTTCATGAGCGTCGGCCAGGCGATCAGCTTCGCCTTCCTCATGGAAACCTACGATGCGTCGCCCGAGTGCATGACGTGGCAGGCGATTCGCAGAGTGTTGATCATGCTTGGCCGGCGTAAGCTGCTTGATGAGATGACCGGGCGCACCGGCACCGTGAATTTCGCGGGCCTGCAGCCGCTCGAGATCCGCGGGCAGTGCCAGTTGATCCGGAACAGCGTGACGAGCCGCCTGCACCCCGCCGAGGCTGCGGTGCTGATCGCACGCAACACGTACCGGGCCGTCGACAAGGCGAGGGCGATCAGGTACCTGAGCGAGTACATTTTCCCGCTGGCGGCCAGTGCGGCCGAGCGCCTCGCGTTCGACTTCTTCGTGCTCCAATGTTTTCCGAACCGAAAGATGGAGAAGGGCGAGCGCTCGTCGATGGCCGAGCGGCTCGGCCTCAGCCCGAAATCGGCGGCGGCACACGTCCGGACGGCGCGCAAGCGGATCGGCGAACTGGCGGCGCGCGCCGAGGCCAACATGCAACCGGTGTTCGAGGATGGAGGACTGATCCATGCGTAACGGACGCACGCCGCGGATCGCGGCCGACGGGCTGCTGTCGAGCATGGACCTCACGGCCAAGGAGCCCGGATCTAGTCTCGGCGTCGAGTCGAACGAGACGTTCATGGTGCGACACCTGGTCGAGAAGGGCGTCGAGCAGCGCCCCGCGCTGAAGCGGCGGCGCGTGGCGGTCTACGCGTCGGCGCGCGCGGAGCGCGAGCGGCAGGAGGCCGAGGCGGCGGCGCGCACGATCATGCGCCACCGCGTCGCCGCGAACGAGCGCCGCTACCCCGAGATATTCGCGCAGCTGCGCGCCGCCGACTTTGCGGAGTGGTATGCGGGCGCTACCAAGGGCGAGCAATGGAATCCCGAGTGGGAGGCCGACATCGACGAGATCCGGTTTCACGTCCTGCTCGCACACGAGCGCGAAAAAGCGGGCGTTTGACACAGGGCAATTATTTGTGCATTATTGCTTTGGTCGAGAAGTCCGTCATATGGACTCCAAGCAAAAGCCCGCCCGGTCCGCCGCGCGGGCTTTTTTCATTCTGCCGCAGGGTGCCCGTTCATGACCGTACTGCAATTCCGTCGCGTTGGCGCGGTGCGCCGGGCTTTGCATGCAGTCCTCGCGTTCGCGCGGCTGCATCACGAGGACCGGCGGCGCGAGATCGCGGAGACGTGGGTGGCAGCTGACGCGCGCACAAGCGCAGCCCACTACGACCCAAAGCAGTTTCGCCGGCCGCGTTAGGCGTCAGCTTCCATTTCGTGTTCTGCCGCAATCGCAAGGAAGGCCGATCGCGAGAGTTTGCGCGCGCGCGCCTTGGCGTCGATCTTCTGGAGCAGCCGCTCGGACATGCTGACGTTGAAGCGCACGGCTTTCGTGTTGATCTTCGACAGGTCGATATCGAAGATCATCCAGACGCCGCCGGTGTATTCCGGATCGCGCGTCAAATCTTCGAGCGCGGAAGGCTCGGGAATCGGGCTGTCGTCGCCCTCGAAATGAGCCTGCGCGGCCTCCTGCACGGCTGCAGGCAGCTCGTCCCAGGAGTCGGCCGCTGCGTGGCAGCCGGGAAAGTCGGGGAAGGTGACACCGTGGGCGTGCTTGTCGTCACCGACGTGGACATAGAGCGGATAGAGCATGGTTTGCCTCTGTTAAAAACCGCCGGTCATTTCAGACCGGCTTGTTTCAGGATGCTGCGCACGGTGCCGAGGGGAAGGTCTTTCTTCGGGTGAGGCACCGTCACCTTACCGGGCTTGGTCGCATGCTTGAACTGGTGATGCGAGCCGACGGTGTTGACGAGATACCAGCCGTCGGCTTTCAGGGTTCGGATAAGGTTCGCGCTGTTCATGTGTGTAATTATACACACTACACACGAATACACAACACGTATCGATAAATTTTCCGGGCACGTCGTGGGGATGTGTGGGGAGGCGCGATAACGCGCCGTTCGCCCCGCCGGCTTCTGGCCGCGCGGGGCTTTTTCTATTCTGGCGGCGCGATGCTCACGCTTTCGGTGAAGTCAGACGTGCGCGCGCTGGCAAAGAAGCTCGACGCGCTCGCGCGCAAGCAATTGCCGTTCGCGACCGCTCAGGCACTCAACGCGACGGCCGAACAGGTGCGCGACGCGCAGCGCGAGAACATGCGCCAGGTGCTCGACAACCCGACGCCTTTTACGCTGAACTCGGTGGCGATCAAGCGCGCGTCGAAGTCGAACCCGGTCGCGCTGGTATACGTGAAGCCGATCGCGGTGTCGTACCTGCTCCCGTATGAGATCGGCGGAAAGAACAAGCTGAACAGCCGCGCGCTGATCAAGCCGGTGGGGCAGAAGGTCAACCAGTACGGGAACCTGCCACGCACGACGCTCGCGCGCCTGAAGGGCAAGCCGAACGTGTTCATCGGCAAGGTGCAGACGAAGGCCGGCGTGGTCGATGGCGTCTGGCAGCGCGGGAGGAAGACGCGCGGCAAGTCGGGCGGCTTGAAGCTGCTGATGAAGTTCGAGGATGCGCACGACGTGCGTCAGCACCTCGACTACCGCGGCGTCGGCAAGCGCGTCGTGCGGGCTGTGTTCCCGCGAGAGCTGGATCGAGCCGTCGCTAAGGCGCTCGCAACTGCAAGGTGATCCCCATGAAGGTGAGAGAACTGTCGGGCCTCGCGCTCGACCTTTGGGCCTGCCGCGCGCTACTGGCCGAGTTCGAAGGCCAGAAGCTGACGCCCGAAGTGATCGAGCAGGTGAAGAACCGGATCGGTTCGTACCCGTTCCGTCCGTCGACGGATTGGGCGGCGGCCGGCCCGATCATCGAGCGCGAGCGCATCGCGGTCTACTGGGACGTCGATGAGTGGGTCGCGCTTTGGCATGCCGAGGCGGGACCGGCCGGCACGCTGCACGCGAACGGCCCGACGATGGTCGGTCCATCAGCTCTCGTGGCTGCGATGCGCTGCTTCGTGGCTGCGAAGTTCGGTGACGAGGTGGACCATGAAGATGCGTGACCATCGCCGCAGGCTCTACCGCATGCAGCGCGCTCGTGTCGTGCCGAGCCGTCTGAGAGCGATCCTGAATGCCGGCCAGCAGATCGCTGCCGCCTGGTGCCGGCTCGTCGCTGCCGCCGCCCCGATCGTCCGGGCAATGCGCACCGTTTCAGTGCGCCTCGGCAGGGCTGAATGGGTCCCCTTTCCCGGGGGGGAGGGTCACGGGCAATTGCGCACCGCGTGTTTCGCCTAGCGCCAAGGTCTGAAATTTGGTTTCAGGTTTCATCTCTAGGTTTCATCTCATGCTCGTCTCGAAATCCGAATTCGCGCGCATGCACGGTGTTTCGCACACGGCTGTCGCGAAGTGGCAAAAGGCCGGATGGCTTGTGCTGCAAGGCTCGAAGGTCGATGTGGAGGCGTCGAATGCGAAGCTGAAACAGTATCGGGATTCGACCGATGCGCGGGCCACGCGCTCGCGCGGCAAGGTTTCAGCCGAGGTGAAACCTGAAACCGAAAATGAAACCGAGGTTGAAACCGAAACCTCGGGCGTGGCCGGCGCCGCTGGCGACGATTCTGCGGCGGATGAGCAGCAGGAGCGGAAGGGCGAGCGCATCGTCGTGGACGAGGTAATCGCCCTACTGCCCGGCGAGTCGTCGGAGGACGCCGCCGAACGGTTGACGGCGGGGCTGACCGTCGATCTGAAAATGCCGATCGAGGAAGCGAAGCGCATCAAGGAAGTGTATCTCGCGCTACTCAATCGGCTCGAATACGAACAGAAGTCGCAGATGGTCATCGACATCGACCTAGCGAAGTCGGTCATGTTCGATATCTTCCGGGGCGCGCGCGACGCGTGGCTGAACTGGCCGGTGAAGTATGCGCCGCTCATTGCGGCTGACCTGGGCATCGAATCGGATCGGCTACCCGACGTGCTGACCGCCTATGTCCACAAGCAATTATCGGAGCTCGGAGAGCCCGACGAAGCGGAACTCGTCAAAAAGCAAGGCTGACATCCTGCGTCTGAACGGCCGCAAGGGCTTCACGCCGCCGCCACGAATCAGCGTGCCCGATTGGGCCGACCGTTTCCGCAAGCTGGCGAAGGAGGCGGGCAGTACGTCGGGCGACTGGTCGACCGCGACGGTCGAGGTGGCGCGCGGGCCGATGCTCGCAGTCACCGAGCCGGGCGTCCACATCATCACGGCGATGGTCAGCACGCAGATGCTGAAGACCGCGCTGCTCGAGAACACCTTCGGCTATTTCGCGCACCTCGATCCGAGTCCGATGCTGCTGTTGCAGCCGAAGGAAGATGCGGCCGAGCAGTTCAGCAAGGAGCGCATCGCGCCGCTGATCCGCGTCACGCCGGTGCTGCGCGAGCTGGTCGGCACGTCGAAGATGCGTAACGCAGACGAGACGCTGCTGTTCAAGTCGTTCCCGGGTGGGTTTCTGGCGCTGGCCGGCGCCGGCAGCCCGGACAACCTCGCGCGCCGGCCGGTGCGCGTGATCCTCGCCGACGAGGTCGACAAGTACCCGATCACGCGCGAGGGCGACCCGATCAGCTTGGCCGAGGAACGGACGGCCACGTTCGGTAACTGGCTGTCGATCCGGGCTTGCTCGCCGACGGTGCAAGACGAGAGCCGCATCGAAGCGAGCTACAACGAGTCGGACATGCGGCGCCCGAGCGTCGAGTGCCCGCACTGCGGCCACCGGCAGTTTCTCGACTTCTTCAGGCACGTCGAATGGGACAAGAAGAAGGACGCGCACGGCAACGTCGTGAGCCACAACACGAAAACGGCCCGGATCTACTGCGAGTGCTGCGGTGCCGGCTGGTCGGAGGGCGAGCGCCTGCGCGCGCTGCAGACGGCACGCTGGCATCAAACCCGGCCGTTCGAGTGCTGCGGCGCGCGACACCTGCCGCTCGACTCATACGAGCAGGCATGGCGCGATGCCGGGCAAGCCGGGAATCCTGACGCCGCCGTGACGGCGGTATGGGACTGGTGGAGTTCGGATCGGCACGCTGTCTACCGGGCGAAGTGCCCGACCTGTGGAGCGTGGGCGGTCGACAACGAGCACGCTGGTTTCCAGGCGTCCAAGCTGTACAGCCCGTGGCCGAAGGACCGGCCGCACCTGGTCGCGAAGAAGTGGATCGACGCGCAGAAGGACGAGACGAAGAAACAGACGTGGTGGAACACACAGGCCGGGCTGCCGTATCGCTCGCATTCGGGAAAGAACCTTGACCTCGAGGCGCTCGCGAAGCGCGGCGAGCTCTGGCCGGCACAGGTGCCCGCTGGCGTCGCGCTGCTGACTGCCGGCGTCGACACGCAGCCCGATCGCCTTGAGGTGGAGGTGGTCGGGTGGGGCCGCGATGAGGAAAGCTGGTCGATCGACTATCGCGTGTTCGAGGGCGACCCGAACGAGCCCGAGGTGTGGGCGACGCTCGACGCGTACCTGATGTCGCGGTTTCTGCGAGCCGACGGCCGCGAGTTCGTTATCAGCGCGGCCTGCGTCGACACGGGCGGCGCGAACACGCAGAAGGCATACGAGTTCACGAAGGCCCGGCTGTCTCGCAACATTTTCGGCATCAAAGGCGAGTCTGCGAAGAACGGGGCGCGCTCGCCGGTCTGGCCGACGAAGAAGCCGACGCGCCGGACGAAGGCGACCTATCGCCCGGTGATCGTTGGTGTGAACACGGCCAAGGATGTGATCTACCGGCGGCTCGAGCGCGAGACGCCCGGTGCCGGTTTCATGCACTTCCCGGCCGACCGCGATTTGAACTACTACGCACAGCTCACCGCCGAGCGTCGCGTGTTGAAGACGGTTGCCGGTCGCAGCTTCACGGTGTGGGAATTGCCGGCCGGCAAGGCGAACGAGGCGCTCGACTGCCGTGTGTACGCGTATGCGGCGCTGTGTGCGCTGTTCCACAAGGGCCTGCAGCTCAACCGCCTGGCCGACGAAGTGGGCGCGGCCTTTACGGCGAAACCCTACGTCGAGCCGAAGCAGGACGACGACGGCGACGCCCATGCGCCGAACGGCCAGCAGCCAGCACCGCCGGCCGTCGTAGTTGCGCGCGGACCGATGGTAAAGAAGGTGGGCGGATCGACTACCGGCGGCGCGTCTGTTGCAAGCCGCCTTGCATGACGAACGGAGCGGTGTGATGGGTGCATACGACGGACGCAGCAGGGCGGACCTGCAAGCGCAACTGACCGCGCTGCTGAGCGCGTATGACCAGCTGGCCGCCGGTCAGTCGGTCGCGACTGCGAGCTACTCGCAGAGCGACGGCACGCGCTCGGTTTCGTTCCGCCCGACGGACCTCGGCATGCTCGACGGTCTGATCTCTCAGATTCAGGAGCGCCTCGGCATTGTTCGCCGGGCGCGCCGGCAAATTCGATTCGTGTTTCGCTAATGGACAATCCCGTGCAAATCCTCGGCGTCGACGGCAAGCCGCTGCCCGCTCGACCGGGGCGTGCCTCGATGCTGTCCGGCGCGAGTCAGACGCCCTACGACGCGGCGAACCTGTACGGTTCGCACGTTGAAGATTGGAATCCGTACCTGTGGTCTCCCGATGGCGAGATCAACATGTACAAGGACCGTATCACCGCGCGCGCGCGGGATCTGGTCCGAAACGATGGGTGGGCGACGGCCGCAGTCATGCGGACGCTCGACAACGTCATCGGGCCGGACTTCCGGCCGATCTCGAAGCCGGACCACGTCGCGCTGCGCGCGCTGACTGGCAACAAGGCGTTCGATCACGTGTGGGCGGACGAATTCGGCCAGCAGGTCGAAGCGAACTACCGCGCCTGGGCGAACGACCCCGGGTTCTACTGCGACGCCGAGCGGATGCTGCCCATGCCAGGGCTGTTTCAGGTGGCGTTCCGGCACAAGATCGTCGACGGCGACGGTCTCGGCCAACTGCACTACCTGCCGCAACGTGTGGACGTCGGCCGCGCCCGGTACGCGACTGCGCTGCAGGTGATCGACCCCGATCGCCTATCGAACCCGCAGTTGAATTTCGATCAGCAGGTGCTGCGCGGTGGCGTCGAGGTCGACGAGCTCGGCGCGCCGGTCGCGTATCACATTCGCGAGGCGCACCAGGGCGACTGGTTCAGCGCAGCGAAGTCGGTACGCTGGAAGCGCATACCGCGCGAGACGGATTGGGGGCGGCAAATCGTCATCCACTCGTATGAGCACGATCGGGCCTCGCAGCACCGCGGCATCGGCTTTCTGACGCCAGTTCTGCAGCGCTTCAAGATGTTGATCAAGTACGACGAGACGGAGCTCGATGCGGCGATCATCAATGCGTTCTTCGCTGCGTACATCCAGAGCCCGTTCGACGGCGATCTGGTGGAGGAAGCGCTGTCCAGTGCCGACAAGCTGAACGCCTACCAGACCGAGCGCCGGCGGTTCCACGACGAGCGGAAGACCCGGCTCGGCAGCGTCGGCATGACGCACCTGTTCCCGGGCGAGACGATCGGCTCGGTGATGGCGAATCGGCCGAGCGCCAATTACTCCGCGTTCAATAGCGCATTCCTGCGCAGTTTCGCGGCGTCGACCGGCCTTGCGGCTCAGCAGATATCGCAGAACTGGGCTGAGGTCAATTACAGCGCATATCGGTCGGCCATGCTTGAAGCGTGGAAGACGTTTCATCGGCGTCGCCTGGGCTTCGCTGCAACGTTCACGCAGCCGATCTTTACGGGTTGGCTCGAGGAATCGATGGAAGTCGACGACTACCCGATGCCAGCTGGCGACGTGCCCGACTTCATCGAAGCGCGGGCGGCGTACTCGCGTGCGAAATGGCTCGGGCCGGGACGCGGCCTGGTCGACATCGTGAAGGAGCGCCAAGGCGCATCGATGGGCGTCGCAGGCGGCTTCTCGTCGCTCGAGGACGAGTGTGCGGAGCAAGGCATAGATTGGCGCGAGGTCGCGCAGCGTCGCGCCGTCGAGGACACGTACTACCGCAACCTCGGCCAGCGGCCGCCGGCCACGCTCACCAGTGACAGCGTGAAGGAAGCGAGCGCAATTCCGGAGGAGGTCTGATGAAGTTTTCCCACATGGCACAGCGGCTGTTCAACGTGCCGCTCGCCATCCGCCGCGAGAAGGCCGAGGTGATCATGGCCGCGCTGATGGACCGGCTCGGCGTGTCGCAGATCGCGCGTCTGGAAAGCGGCCGCATGAAGCCGATGGCCTTCGACGATTGGGGCGACGATTACGACAGCTTCTCGCGAGAGGGGCGCATTCCTGATCCGGGCTACGACATGATCGCCGATACCGGCGTCGCGCTGGTCAGCGTTCAAGGGACGCTCGTGCAGAAGCTAGGCACGCTGCGGCCGTGGTCGGGCATGACTGGATACGACGGCTTGCGGCAGGCGATTCTGAGCGCGCACGCCGATCCTAAAGTCAAGGCGATCGTGCTCGACGTGGACTCTCCTGGCGGCGAGGTGGCCGGGTGCTTCGACCTGGTCGACACGATCTACAAGCTGCGCGGGGATAAGCCGATCTGGTCGATTCTGACCGAGTCTGCGTACTCGGCGGGCTATGCGATCGCGAGCGCGGCAGACCGGGTGATTGTGCCTCGCACCGGGGGCGTCGGCTCGATCGGCGTGATTGTCATGCACGTCGATTGGTCGAAAGCGCTCACGGACGCGGGCGTTGCCGTGACGTTCATTACCTACGGCGATCGCAAGGCGGACTTCCATCCTGAGATCCCTCTGTCGAAAGAGGCATACCAGGCCGCGCAGGCCGACATCAACACGATGGGCGAGTTGTTTGTCGCGACGGTTTCGCGCAATCGCAGCCTGTCCGTGGACGTTGTGCGCAAGACGGAGGCCGCCTGTTACATGGGCGACGCCGGCGTGAGCATCGGGTTGGCCGATGCAGTGATGGCGCCCGATGAGGCGCTTCTTGCCTTGCTCGATGAGCTCGGCTGACAACCAAAGGAACTGAACATGAAATCGAAAATCTTGGCACCGTTCGCCAGCTTTCTCAGCAATGCGCCGCGCGCTGCCGGTGCCCGGATCGAAGACGACGGCACGGACGACGAGCGCAAGAAGCGCGACGGCGAGTCCGACGAGGACTATGCAAAGCGCATGGAGGAACTCGACGAGAAGGAGCGCGCCGAGGATGAGGAACGGAAGAAGGAGGAAGACGCCCGTCGCGCCGAGGAAGAACGCAAGAAGGAAGAAGACGCGAAGCGTGCAGCTGCCGAAGGCGATGACGACTCCGAAGACGACGACGGTGACGGAGCAGACGCCAAGGCAAGCGCGGCCCGCGAGCGCGAGCGCGTGCGCTGCGCGCGCATCATGGCGCACGGCATCAAGCTCGGCCGCGCGCGCCAGGCTGGTGTGTTCGCCTTCGACACGAAGATGTCCTCGCGCGCCGCGATCGCTGCGCTGAACGCGGGCGTCGAGGATGCGCCGAGCACACAGCGTCGCACGTCGAGCCTGTCGAGCCGCATGGCGACGACGCACATTCCGGCTGCGGGCGCGGGTGGCGAGTCACCCCGAGCGCCGACGGCCGCGGAGCGAATCATCCAAGCGAACAAGCGGCGCCTCGGCGAAGCCTGATCCGCCGGTCAACCAGTTTCCAGAAAAGGAGAGAGAGTCATGACGCTTCCCGTCAACACGATCGGCGACAACCCGCAACAGCCGGGGATCTACGCCGAAACCTACATTCCGGATCAGCTGATCGCGGGTGCGCTGCAGATCGTTTCGCAGCCGATCATCCTGGCTGCCGGCACGCTGCCGCGCGGATCGGTGCTCGGCATGGTCAGCACGCTCAACGCGATCGCCGAGCCCGGCACCGCGAACGTCGGCAACGGCACGATCGGCGGCGTGAGCGCAAACGGCGCGCTCGCCGGCACCTACGTGCTTGCGGCCACGGCGGCTACCACGTTCTCTGTTACCGACCCGGAAGGAAACGCGCTGCCGCCTGCTACCGTCGGCACGGCCTATTCGCAGTCGGGCATCGGTTTCACGCTGACCGCCGGCTCGACGGCGTTCGCTGTCGGTGACTCGTTCGCGATCGAGATCGTCGATGCGGTCGGCACCTACAAGCTGTCGGTGAAGACGGCGTCGGACGGCAGCCAGATCCCGTCGGCGATCCTGGCTGACTACGCGGACGCGAGCGCGGGGCCAGTCACCACCGGCGCCTACGTTGCGGCCGAGGTCAATGCCCGCGCACTGAACTTCGATCCGTCGTGGGACATCGCCTCGCTGCGTGCGGCGCTGCGGCAAAACACGATTTTCGTCAAGTCCTCGGTCTCCGCTGCCGACCCGACTTAAAACCCGGCTCCGCTTCAAAGAACCCCGCCTCGGCGGGGTTTTTTGTTTCCGGCGCGCAATTCGTTTCAAGGAGATTGAGGGATGTCCACGCCCGCATCGTTCGTGTACGACACGAACACGCTGATTCAGGTGGTTCCGAACCTGAAAGTCGCGCAGCAATTCATGCTCGACAAATTTTTCCGGAACATTGTCAACGCCGACTCCGAGAAGGTATCGATCGACGTCGACGTCGGTGTGCGTCGTATGGCGCCGTTCGTCTCGCCGCTCGTCGAAGGCAAGCTCGTCGAGCAACGCCGCTACCAGACGAACGAGTTCAAGCCGGCCTACATCAAGGACAAGCGCGCGCCGGACCTGCGCAAGCCGGTGCGTCGCATGATCGGTGAGCGTATCGGTGGCGAGCTCAAGGGCGTCGAGCGCGAGATGGCGAATCTCGCCGCGGAGATGACCGACCAGATCGACATCCTGAACCGCCGCCTCGAATGGATGGGCTGCTGCGCATTGCGCACCGGTGTGGTCCGTGTCGAGGGCGAAGGCTTCGAGACGGTCGATATCGACTTTGGCCGCGATCCGTCGCTGACGGTGGCGCTCACCGGCGGCGAGAAGTGGACGCCGGCGAACGTCGCGGCCGGCACCGCGACGCCGGCCGCGAACATCGAGGCATGGCAACACCTGATCCTGAAGAAGTCCGGCGCCAAGGTCACGGACATCGTGTTTTCGACCTCGGCCTGGGGCGGCTTCATCGAAGACCCGAGGGTGAAGGGCGCGGTGATCTGGCCGGCGATGAACCCGAGCGGGAACATCATCAATCCGGGCGCGCAGATCGAGCAGGGCGCGGTCTACAAGGGCCGTTGGGGCCAGTATGACCTGTGGGTCTACAACGACTGGTTCGTTGACGATGACAACGTCGAACGCCCGATGCTGCCCGACGGCGAGATTGTGATGAGCGGCCCGAGCCTGCTCGGCACGCGCGCGTTCGGTCAGATCATGGACCCGGCGTTCAACTACGAGTCGCTGTCGTATGCGCCGAAGACCTGGGTTCAAGAAGACCCGGCGCAGCGACTGCTGCTCATGCAATCGTCGCCGCTCGTGATTCCGAGCCGCGTGAACGCATCGTTCGGCGCCAAAGTCGCCGATCCGGTGCTCGACTGATGTCGACGCCGACCACTCCCGAGGCCGGCGGTAAACCGGCCCGCATGGTGACGGCGATCGTCGCACGCGGCCGCACGGTCAAGGTGAACGGAAGGTCGGTGGCCGCTGGCAAAGAGGTCACGCTCCCGGCCGCCGAGGTCGCGCAGCTGCGATCGGCCGGCTACCTTGTCGACCCGAAGGCGTCGGAGGTGCCGCGCAACGATGGCGACACGATCGGGCCGCGCGTTATCACCAACTCCACGGTCCAGATCAAGCGAGGCTGACATGGTCGACTTCGACCGGTTGAACGTCGCGATCAATGGCGTGTTCGGCGAGTCGGTGGCGTACCAGCCGGCCGCCGGCGGGCCGCCGTTCTCCGTCTCTGGTGTCGTTGTCGACTCGTTCCGAACGCCTTTCTACAAGGATGACGGGACGGTCGGGTACACCACCACCGCGCCGGCGATCGGTGTGCGACTCGCCGACTTTCCCGCCAAACCCGTCAAGAACGACACGCTGACACGCCTGAAGACCGGCGACCGTTTCATGGTGGTCGACGTCCACAGCGACGGCGTGGGTTGGTTGAACCTGGTTCTGAAGGTGACGTAGTGACGACGAAATCCGACTTGCTCGCGGCAGCCCTTCAAGGGCTGGCCGGTCAGACGGATGCAGGCGCGCGCGTGTACGGCGCGCGCGACCTGTCGACGTGGGATGACGAGTATCCGGTGCTGTTCGTCTCGATGCCGCTCGACGAGGACGGTGAATCGTTCGGTCGCAACGGCGCACCGGCGTTCACGGTGTCCTGCAGCCTGATCGTCGAGGCGCGCGCGAGCGCCTTGGCGCGTGCCGACGACGGCGGCGCGCTGGATCTCGTAGGCCAGCTCGAAACGCTGCGCGACCAGGTCAAGCGCGCGGTCATCAACTACGGCCCGCTGATGAGCCAGATCCAGCAGTTTGCGTTCTTCAAGGTACGGGGCAAACCCGGGCCGGGCGAGGCCGGCGAGCACGTCGGCGGCGTCGAGATCGAGATCGGGCTCGAGTTCGTGCAGGACGCGAGCGACTTCCGGCAGTCCGATCCGCCCGCGCTTGAAGTCATCGGCGGTTCTGTCGTGATGCCCGAGGGAACGGTGCAGCCAACGTTCTCGATCCCGTTTCAACAACCCATTTCGTAGGAGCGCCGCATGCGCGTGAAACCTGCCCCGGGTCTGCAAGTGCGCGACCCCTTCACGAAGAAGCTGCTGCCGGCCGACGGTATCGACGTGCCCGACGACAGCCCGGTCTGGAACCGGATTCTCAACGATGGCGATGTCGTGCTCGTCGCGTCGGCCAAGGCGGCCGCGCCAGCGTCCGCGATCGCCGCACCCGAAGGTGACAAGGCATGAGCACGATTCCGTTTCGAGTCATCCCGCAGAATTATCGGCTGCCCGGCGCTATCTTCGAGCTCGACAACTCGCAGGCGAACACCGGCGCGACCACGCAGCGCGTGCTGGTGATCGGCCAGATCACGGCCGCCGGCAACGCGACGCCGAACGTCCCGCTCATTTGCGGCGGCATCGGCGATGCTCAGGCCGCTGGCGGCGCCAATTCGATGCTGGCGAACATGATCGAGGTATATCGCCTGAACGACACGTTCGGCGAGGCGTGGATGCTGCCGGTGGCCGACGCGGCCGGTGCTTCCGCGGCTACTGGTGCGATCACGATCACGGCTGGCCCGTCGGCGAACGGCACGCTCGCGCTCTACATCGCCGGCACCCTCGTCACCGTGCCTGTCACCGCCGGCCAGGCGGTCGCAGACGTGGCGAGCGCCATCGTCGAGGCCGTCAACGCCGTATCCGGTATGCCGGTTACGGCGGCGAGCCAGGCGGGCGCCGTCACGCTCACTGCGGTCAACAAGGGGTTGTGCGGCAACGAAATCGACATCCGGTTCAACTACCGTGGTACGTCCGGCGGCGAGGTGACGCCGGCCGGCCTCACGTACACGGTCACAGCGATGACCGGCGGCGCGACGAACCCGACGCTGACGACTGCGCTGGCGAACCTCGGCACGACGTCGTTCGACTTCATCGTCAATCCGTACACCGACGCGGCGTCGCTCGATTCCGTGAAGGCGCTGCTGAACGACCAGACTGGCCGGTGGAGCTATCTCGAGCAGCTGTACGGCCACTCATTCGGTGGGTTCTCGGGCTCGTTCGCGCAGGCCACGACGCTCGGCCTCGCGCGGAACAACCAGCATGAGACGATCCTGCCGTTCGCAAGCAGCCCGACGCCGAGCTGGCTGTGGGCGTCAGCGCTGGCCGGGCAGGCGGCGGTGAGTGTGCGCG